GGAATGATACCCCGTTGTATGTTCTTTTTTTAGCATTAGTTTGTTTCTTGTAACGTCTTTTCGTCATCTGTATCCTTTTTAAATTTGACCTCTTCTCCATCAAAACTACCTATGTGGAGAAACTCTGTCTGTAAAAACTCATCGATATTCTTTTCAATGCTATCTAAATGGTTAAGTCTCTTAACATTATACATCTTTTGGAATATCCTACCTAGCATCGTGTGGAACTCTGTGTCATACTCTGCAAAAACTCTGTCTTCTTTTGCCTCGTCTAGGTTATCTAATAAACTTTTGTATAGGGTAAAAGAATAAGAGTTGGAGTCTATAACCCTAAGTCCGGTTCTAATCTGATTGTAGATTGTAGCCCTTCCTTTCTTGTAACCTATCTTTACATACTCTTTGTAGATATCCGATACTTTTATATCTTTGTCTACGTGTAATATATAAGACATCATAGCTAAAGCTTTCGTAACTTTTCCGGAGTGTGTCCTAGACATTAGTAAGTCTTTAGTTATGCCGTATTCGTAACAAATTAATTTAACTAATAAATCTATCATATTGTTAATTTATTTCCTGCAACATACAAAATTATTATGACATGCGCAAGAAAATTAGTAATTATTTTCAATTTTTTTTTGTAAATTTTTGCCATAGTTATCATTTTTGTTTATTTTTATTATATACTCCTCTACCGTGTTCTTCGTCGTAGTGGTCAGTAGAATACTCACTTTGCCAATACTCCTCTGTTTCTACGTCCATAGCTGTAAGCTTTCCCTTCCACCCACAACCGCTGTCTACATTCCAAAGATTAGCAAACTGCTCGGGTAAATGGCTTGTTGTAGCCGTATGCCCAATGAATACTTTGTTAAAAGGTTTAGTTGCATTGAACCCTTGATTACCTTTATGAGAGCTTCTTGCTCCCGCTAATAATGTTCTATCCCAATGACACTCTAATCCTACGCTTACTTTAAACTGCGCGCTATGAGGAAAGTCAGCTTCTCTATAAGCCCAACCACCATGTATATATAGATTATTTTTGTCGTCTAAATGCCAATCAACTAAATCGTTGAAAAAGTTTCTATGACTAGTGTCTACCAATAATCCGGTTCGCACATAAGAATCTAATGTAGCTTGGCCACCTTGTTCTGTCCACATAATTGGCGATTGACCATCGTTAAGCCAACGTTGACACCACACATCGTGGTTACCTCTGATAAATACTATACTTGGATTGTATTGTTTTAGTCCAATTAGGTAATCAACAGTCTCCGATGATTCGCTCCAACCGTCAACGTAATCCCCAACAAAGATTAACTTATCCTTGCTCTCGTCATAACCACACTTAGCTAGTACGTCTGTTAAACAGCGTAATGCTCCGTGTATATCTCCTATTACTATTGTTCTCATAATTATATTTCGTTTAGAATCATCATTCTGTCTGCTAATACCCAAGTGCCACCTTGTGACTCCGGTCTGTCGTATTTAAGGAATCGTTGTACTTCAACTTTTACCCAAACTCTTTTGGTCTTTCCTTTAGGGTTCTCCTTTAAGTGTGGTGCATTGGCTGATAGTGTACAATGCCAACCTTTGCGGTGGGAAAACCCCTTTGTTGGGTGGTCTTCTGCTTCCATCCATTTACCTATTGGTAATCTACTCTTCTTGTTAATGAAAAGCGGGCTTAATTGCCCGTCTTTCATCTTTCTTACTAATTTATATGCTATCATAATTTTTTATTTTAAGGCGCACAATACAAATAGATTGTATTATTGACGTAAGCTTGTGTAGTGTTGCATATTATTGCTATACTCTTAGGCCTTACGTGACCATAGCACGCTATTATTTTATCTTTCTTTGTCATGATTAATGTACATCTGCGTAGCTGTGTCCGAACTGAACGTCTACTGTTATTTCTATATTCAATTTAAGCAAGTCATTTACACTACTCATACTGTTATGTACTATGCTTGCAATCTCTTCCTCTTGTCCAATAGGACAAAGTGAAACCTTTTCATCGTGATACTGCAAGAATGGTATAACACCACTTGCCATCATAATCTTAACCCAACAATCAAATACATACGCTCCCGTACCTTGATTAAGTGTTGAGAAGATATCTTTCTCTGCTCTGATAGAATACCAAAACTTGTTTAGTGGGTTAAGCAACCATTGTTGGTCTCCTACTGTCTTAGTTATCATATCATTTGGTAACTGTCTAATTGACCAATTCCTCTCCCAATAATTTTCAATAACTTTTTTAGCTTCTTTTACAGTAAGTCCGGTGGCATCAGCTAACTTAGACGCACCTACACCATAGATACAAGAATAGTTTGCCATCTTATAAATATCTCTGATAGGTTTAAGCTTGTGTTCTGCCTTCAACTTAGCTATATCCTCTTCATTTACTGCCCCTGCCTTAATTGCTAAGTCCAAGTGTGGGTCGAATCCCTCAACCATTTGGTCTGTAACATACTCGGGGTCATAATCCCACATATAGTGCCTCTTCGTGTTATCCTCTAATGAAGTAACGTCACTCCCACATAGCGTGTAACCTTCCGGTGCTACAATACATTCTCGTATTATTTGTCCATCTCTGAGGTGTGTAGAAACAGCGTCAATTTTTGTCATACCATTTGCCATTTCTTCCTTGATTTCACCCGTAACTCCCGGGAGGTTTGCTATTGGACGAGAGTGTCTTAGTCTTAGAGTGTTTGTAAATCCCGACATAGATGCTACGGTATATCCGCGTGAGTCTACTGTATCTAAAAATGAGTTGAGAACTCCCAACCTATGATTGATAACAGATAGTCCATCAAGGTCTGCTATGGCAGGCTCAACACTAACTAATTCTAAAACGCTTTTGCATAAGTCTCTATCGGCATTACGTACTTGTGGTACATCACCGTTAGCTCCTTCATTAAATAATTTTGGTTTCCACCCTAAAGATACTAACCAATCTTTCAACTGTTTATTAGAAGCGGGATTTGCATCATCTCTAACTTCCTCTGTATCTAAGGGTAAATCGTTCTCTCTTAAATAAGCATACCACTTCTCCGCTCTAATTGAGGGAGAGCCATCTTTCTTATTCATTGTCTTTGGTTTAGACTTCAACACCTTACCTCTTGGCATAGCCTCTACAAGACTATTAATCTTAGGCTCTTTAAGTGATTCAAGTATAGCTATATTTTCATTAACCATGTCGATATCAATCTTACATTGAATCTTACGTTGTTTAGCCACACAGTCCATCTTGAACATCAGATACTTCATAAACCTTTGTAGGTCATCTGTATCTGTGTATAAACCTATTAATTTCTCTCTAATATCCTCCCAAACTTTAATGTTAATCTTAACATCTTCTTCGCATCTGTGAGCATATTGTTCATATGTTAATCCTTCCCAATCATCTATCTTTGGTTTAGGTATTCCGTAATCTTCGCCAAACGAGGCTAGACCATAAGACCCTACTCTACTAGGATATATGTACCAAGCTAGTGCTAAGGTATCGATTATTGTTGCTTTAACCTCTATACCTAGCACTCTCTCAATCTCAACAGCATCAAAAGGTATAAAATTATGACCGATGATAGTGATATCTTCATTAGTCATTAACCTTTCTATTGCATCGTAATCATTGGTAGATGTAACCTCCCAATCTCCGTCGTCGTTTTTAAATCCGACAGACATAACGTGTATCTTGCTAGAGATAAGCCCGTCTGTTTCGATATCTACTACGTATGTTTTCATATTAATTGTCTAATTTATAAAGCTCTTCTTGTTCTTGCCTAAGCTCTTCTTTGGCGTCTGCTAAGTCTTCTTCCATCCAATCTATTTGTGACTCTAGCTCGGATATCCTTAACTCTATTTTACTTCTTTTGTCCATATTAAGCTGTTTTTGCTTCTTCTTCTAGTTCTTCTATCTCTGCCTCTAGGGCTAGTATATCAGCCTCAAGGCGTTCTATGTCTAATTTTGCTGATTGTATATAAGGTAATCTATCCTTATCTTTTGTGTCCTCGTAGTCTGCCTCATAACCCAATAAATCTGCGTCACAATGCTCTAAGTCTGACTTAGCGTACTGCAATTCTACTGTCAGTTCATCTATTCGTTCTTCAATCTCTATCTCTCTTCTACTCATCATTCTTTCCATTGATATGTTCTTTTTTCATTTGTCTTACTCTCTCTAGCACAGCCATTGCTATCCTATGTTCTGAATCAAACATTTGGCTAATACTGTTTTCAAATAGGAATAACCCTTCTAAATCTTCACTCATCTGTTTTTTGTTTTATTAGTTCATCTAGTATAACCGTTAGTTCGACGACTTGGGCAATGGCTATCTCCCTTTCGGTAATAACATCGTCTATTGCCCAAGCTATTTCGTCCTCCGCCATTACATTAAGTCTTGTAGGTTATTTATTCTTTTGTGACCTACCTCATACCTTTCGTTATGTGCCGCTGTAAAGAGGTAACATAATATGCCCGCTTTATTAAGCTCTACAAAATTGTGGTAAGCGTCATCTACAAAGATATCAATACCCGATTCTTTAGCTACATCAATCTTAGATTTGTCTAATCCTACTGTATATACCGGTGCTTTTGGGAATCCCATTAAGGCTAACCATTTTTCAGTTATCTCTGTACTACAAGGCCTAGATGTTATATAACAGTGTGGCTCGAATGGTAGGCTATCTACTTTAGCATCTAACCCTAACCAAAAACTTTCGTCATCAATAACTTCTTTGAACTTCTCTTGTAACGTATAGTCATTCCAATAAACTGCTCTACTATTCATAGAGGGGAATCTTTTCATAAGACCCCCAACAAAGTCAGCTAGAACCTCATCAATATCTAGCCCTACCTTGGGTACTTCTAAATAACTGTGTCGTCTATCATCTCCTTGTGGGAATATCTTATAGTAAGCTGACAAGAAGTGCGCGTTACATTGTACGTGGTCTATGTGTAATAGTCCGGTCTCCTTATCATAGTCTTCGCCTAACTCAATGGCTGATATGTGACGTTTTAATGAGGCTAGAACTGTTGACCAATTCATACCTTTTTCCCAATTACGTGGTGCGTACTTTTTAGCGCCTGCCGTTAATACAGATACAATACCTGCTTGTGCTACGGGGTGTAATAAATCGTATCTAGGTTTGTCTGTATTAAATCTTAACCCACTGCCTTTGTCGTCTTTGTTTCCCTTGACTAATAAATCGGGGTCACCTAATTTATTCCAATCTTCCTTGTTTACCGCACTAAGCTCTCTGTCTTCTATTTGCTGATAGTGAAATCCATCATTACCATTCTGCCCTATGATGTCCGTACGTCTCTGCTCTTCTTTCTCTTTCTCGTCAGCCATTACATACTTGTAATCTGCTACCATAATGTCTCCAACACCCTTAGCGTTCTCCAACATCTCTTCGTATTTCTTTTTAGAATCGCTCATTATGATTTGTTTAAAGTGTAAACTGTAACCCTTTTTGTTCTTCCACCATTAGATGAAGTTGTCACGGGTGTAGAGTCTATGCTCATACCGTGTTCATTTCTTAATCTATATATGATAGCACTAAGCCTAGTTATATCATACTCTGTTATTGCTTGCCACGTAGTAATACTTCCACGCCTCCTCAAATGCATCATAACTGTTTGTAGTTGTGACATTCTTGGTTCTACTGTAATTGAGTCTCTTCTAAAGAAACCCCAAAAATTAAATAAGTTTTTCATAATTTTAAATTTAGTTAGGGTAAAATACAAATAATCTGCCGTACTCGTCAATTAATGACATGCACATCTCTGTTACTTCTAAGTACTTTATTTTGGCTATGAATTTGTCTCCACCCTTAGTGAATAATTTTGTATGCCCTTCATCAAGTGACTCCCAAGATTCTATTTGGTTTATATCTAAAGTCCTTGTTCGGTAGCCTACCTTACCTTCCTTGTTTACTACTCTTACTTCAAATTTCTCATAATATGCCATGTTAAAATATATCCGGTGTAGGTTGCATCTTTGGAAGCTCTTTACCTTGACTCTTCTTGAATGCGTTATACATTGGATTATCACCGGCTTTGTCAAAGTAGCCCGTGAATCCGTCTACCTCTTTAAGGGTTAGTGTAACGCTCTCGTTAATAGGGGTAACGCTACCGCCCGTTTGTTCATCTTTTACTTTGTACTGCCTTATCTCCATGATGCGTCTCATCTGCGCTATCTTATGGTTTCTTATCCTATGGTACACAAGGAAGTGGTCACACCTATTAGCGAATATGTTACCACCTATGGCATCATACTGTGTTGGTGCATTCAAATATCCTTCTGCATCTCTAGGCGCTCTAGTTGCATCCGTTGTTGGGTGAACTGACATAAATACAGCACATATCTTTTTGCTATATATGTTAAGCTTAGATAGTAGGTCATCATTATAAGAGTAGACATTCGTTAACGGTCTCTTGAAGTAAGAGAACGGGTCAATAAATAGCCCATCTATTCCATACGCTTCATTAAGTACTTCACCTCTTTCTAGCACATCTTCAATTGAGTAATGGTAATCATTCTTAAAGACAAAGAAGTGAGCATTGACGAAATCTTTATATCGTCTGAACTCATCCATGTTATTCTTAAAATAAGATACATCTTTGCCTGCTAATGCCTCGATTAATATTCTCTTAACAGATGATACTTCGTTCTCCCCACAAGCTACTGCAAACTTTTTACCATATAATACAGCTAATGCCATAAGCTTATGTAACTCAACGTATGTTTTACCTACTCCCTCAAAAGCTAATATAAAATTTAAGCTATTCTCTTTGAACAGTACATACTCGTCAAGTGTTTTCCAACCGTAGCTAAGACCTAGTGGTATCGTTCCATCTATTGCTTGAAACAATCTCTCTTCGTCCTCTCCCTCTTTAGATATAAAGGATAAGCTAGTTAAGTCTTCATCACCTTCATCTTCCTGCTCATCATAAGCTTTCCTATGCTTAACTTTTATCGACGGTTTAGTACTACCGTACCCCATATCTCCTAGTTTACCGTAACCAACTTTGTAGTTACCGTCCGCTTCAAGCATACAGAATATGGCGGAATTAGAATAGGGTTGTTCAGTCTCAAAATCTGTTGAAGTTGTGAATGAGAATAAAAAGCATCCC